AAAACACCAGAAGACGAGGAATTTGAGCGTATGCTTGCAAAGATTGATTTGCAGCATACCCCATCTAAAGACAGTCAATTGGTTTCATTGCGCCGATGGGAAATTGACGAAATGATCCGATTGGCGGTTTTGGCAGAACGTGAAAAATGTGCAAACTTATGTGAAGAATATTTTGAACGTGTAATGGCTAATCGAATCCGAGCAAGGGGACAAGAATGATTGAAATATTAAATCAACCTATAACTTTGGGTCAGCTAATGTTGTTTAATATTATTTATTCTTTTGTATTTTATTTGGTTGAAAAACAATTACAGCAAAAGGACAAAAATGACTAAAGAAGCATTACAAATCGCACTAGAAGCTCTGACTGATTTTGACTACGACAAACGCATGAGTGCTATTGAAGTAATTAAAGAAGCACTAGAAACAAAAGATGAGCCTGTGGCGTGGATTAGCCAAAACGCTGGCTTGTATCACGGCAAACCAGATGAATCAGTTAACCCGTTGCCGCTTTACCTTGCTCCATTTGCAGGCGACATCCGAGCTTTGAAGCACCGCATCCATGAGCTTGAGGGTGAGTTGATTGGCTACAAGAAAATCGTGGCTGACCAAGACGCAATGCTGGAGCGCCAAACAGCCCGCATCGTTGAACTGCAAGAACACATTGAAAACTTTGATGGAGAAGACAGATGAAATGCGAACACTGTGGCAGACCGACTATGCGTGACTGGATTATTTGCAAGCAATGTTGGAAGATTTTTTTTGGTGAAGCCTCACATGGCATTAAGGAGTAAGACATGACGTCAACTGAAAAAGCAATCAGAGACTTTTGCGGACATCACGCAGACTGGTGGCCCTCTACTACGCAAGTGCAAGAAATGCTGGCTTTGGCACAGTCATGCCTAACGTGCGAAGCATTGGCGCGAACCGTGATGCTTGACCAAACAAGCCATGACACCACACCACAACGCACATGGGTAGGACTGACTGATGAGGAAATAGAAAGTGTTTACATGGATACTATGAATTTTCAACAAAATGCAAGGGTTTTAGAAGCCAAGCTGAAAGAAAAAAACACTTGACAAACCCAAAATGTGATATAGTGTAATTGCTACAAAGTGTAGTGTTTTTTGCAAAGAAACAAAGGATTTATCATGGGATACCCCAAAATGGAAAAGTTGCCTATGGGTGCAAAATCATCTGATCGCACCGGCGAAAAGAATGTGCGCGTGCCAAAAGAGGATAAAGAAAGATTTGTGCCCGGCGCATCAGGGGAAAAAATTCCCCGTGGCGCGTTGTCAAGTGACACATCGGGCGAGCGCCGCCGCCCGATCGAGGGCGGTGTGGGCATGGGCAAGATGGATGGAATTGGTAGCCGTGATTCCAAGCACATGGGCCATCACGATGGCCGCTTGGGCGAAATGAAAGGTGGATCATCGGAATCTACTTGTTATGAGCACAAGCGTATGGATCACGTCCAAGATTCAATGTAATGCGAAACACCCCAAAGTCTAGAACACAATGGGGCGTTTCTAACCACAGTAACTAAGAGGGTAGTTAATATGGCTGATGACAATTGTAAGGTATGCCGGTTTTACATAGGGCACGATTTAGGATCATGCCGCCGGTATCCCGATTACAAAACCCGTTCCCAAAACGAATGGTGTGGCGAATTTGCAAGGAAAGAAATCTCGGTGGGTAATGCAGTTGCCGAGAATTTGCCCGAGGCTAACGCCTTGGGCGTTTTTTCGGCACCCAAGCGCGGGAGGCCACGGAAATGATAAAGCCATTGCGTGATAAGATATTTGTAAAGCCTATTCAACGAATCCAAAGCGATTTGTGGATACAGACGGCGGAGGCACCCACGGTGGGGCACATCACCGCATTGGGCGATGATGCCAAGGATCAGGGGCTAAGTGTTGGGGATAAGATTTATTTCGGCACATTGGCCAAGGATTACAAAGACGAATATCTAAAATACCAAGAATTAAAAGATGAAAATCTAATCGTGATGTCTTGGAAAGATGTGTGTTTTGTGGAGGAAATGGAATGAAAGCCGGTTTATACGCTAATATTCATGCCAAACAGGAACGCATTAAGCGGGAAAAGGCCGAGGGCAGGCCGGTGGAAAAGATGCGAAAGCCCGGCACCAAGGGCGCACCAACGGCCGCCGCATTTAAACAATCCGCAAAGACGGCCAAAAAATGAAAACACACGATAAACCAATCCCACACAAGACAACGGGCAAGGGCAAAACCTACAATTCAACGGAAAAAGGGGCCGGAATGACGGCCAAGGGGCGTGCGGAATACAATGCCAAAAACGGATCAAACCTAAAGGCACCGGCACCCAACCCCAAAACCGAAAAGGATAAGGGCCGAAAGGCATCATTTTGTGCGCGAATGGAAGGTGTAGTCAAGCACGCCAAAGGCCCCGCCGAAAGGGCCAAGGCATCATTAAAGAATTGGAATTGCTAAATGCCATTAATCAAATCAACCAAAAAAGAAGCATTCAAAAAGAACATTGAAGCCGAAGTGAAAGCGGGCAAGCCGGTAAAGCAGGCGGTGGCCATAGCCTATTCGGAAAAACGTGAGGCGGCCAAAGCAAAGGCGAAAAAGAAATAATGGAACGCGGCCGCCCAACACTATATGACCCAAAGTATTGCGATCTAGTTATCGAATTAGGCGCAAAGGGTAAAAGTGTAGAACAAATTTCTACATATTTGGGTGTTTCATTAAGAGTTATGTATGATTGGCGTGATCGTTATCCGGACTTTCTGCACGCCTTGGATGATGCCAAGATAGCGGAGCAAACGTGGTGGGAGGAACAGGCACAGGCATATATGCTAGAGCACAAGGATGGGGCCAAGCTAAACGCAAGTATTTGGTCACGATCAATGGCCGCACGGTTTCCTAAGAAATACCGTGAATCGGTTAAACAAGAAATCACCGGTGAAAACGGCGCACCATTGCTAACAAACATTGCGGTGACGTTTGTAAGCCCAAATGGAAGCTAATATTGAATTCCCGCTAAAACTACAATGCCTATTCCAACCGGCACGCTATAAGGTGTTGTTTGGGGGCCGAGGGGGGGCAAAGAGTTGGGGGATAGCTAGGGCGCTATTGATCATCGGCGCTAACAAGGCAACACGCGTGCTATGCGCCCGTGAATTTCAAACATCTATAAGGGATTCCGTTCATAAGCTATTGTGTGATCAAATCACCGCAATGGGGCTAACGGAATTCTATGAAATAACGGATAGAACAATCCGCGGAAAGAATGGATCGGAATTTAACTTTGTTGGCCTAAAAAATAACGTGGCCAATGTGAAAAGCTATGAGGGCGTGGATGTGTGTTGGGTGGAGGAGGCGCAGACGGTTTCCAAGCGATCATGGGATACGCTAATACCAACGATTAGAAAAGAACAATCGGAAATATGGGTTTCATTCAATCCGGAATTAGAAACGGATGAAACCTACCAAAGATTCGTTATCCACACGCCCGAAAACGCCATTGTGCAAAAGATCAATTGGTCTGATAACCCGTGGTTTCCGGATGTATTGCGGCTAGAAAAGGATACGTTGAAAGCGCGTGATCCGGAGGCGTATAACATGGTGTGGGAGGGGATTTGTAGGCAAACCGTGGATGGTGCGGTGTTTGCCAAGGAAATCCAATTGGCCGATTTACAAGAAAGAATCGGAAAGGTTCCCTACGATCCGATTAAACCCGTTCACGTTGTCTTTGACTTGGGTTGGGCGGATGCAACGGCATTGTGGTTTGTGCAATTCGTGGGAATGGAAACCCGCCTAATCCGCTATTTTGAAACATCACAAGAAACCATATCGGCTATCTTGGCCAAGATGCAAACTTTTGGATATGTGTTTGACACGCTATGGCTACCGCATGATGCGGAAAATAAGACATTGGCGGCGGCGGGGCGATCAATTGAGGAAATTGTGCGGGCGGCGGGCTATAAGACGCGGATTATTCCAAGGACACCGATAGCGGATTCAATTAACGCCGCACGCACGATCTTTAGCAATTGTTGGTTTGATAGAATAAATTGCGCCGATGGGCTACAATGCCTTAGACACTACCGGTATGAGGTTGATCCGGATACGAAACAGTTTTCAAGAACACCATTGCATGATCAATATTCGCATGGCGCGGATGCGTTTCGGATGTTGGGATTGATGATCCAAGAGCCAAAGAAATTGGTAGTGAAAAAACCCGTTTATGAACCAGCGAATTGGATGGGATAGATATGGCCGATAACCAAACAGAATTCGATCCACGGATTGATGAGGCGAAGAAGTTCTTAAAGTTAGCCAATGACGCGGATACGAATAACCGATCGGAGGCGCTAGAGGATTTGAAATTTGCCGCCGGTGATCAATGGCCGGTTGAAATACAGAATAGCCGATCATTGGAGGCACGGCCATGCCTAACGATCAACAAGATCGATGCGTATGTAAGGCAAGTCACTAATCAACAAAGACAACAACGCCCGCGGATTAAAGTCCACGGCATGAATAACCAATCCGATGCCAAGATTGCGGAAATCTTAACGGGGATATGCCGCCATATTGAGGTGCAATCGGATGCGGATCACGCCTATGACAACGCGTTTAATTACGCGGTGCGGATGGGCTTTGGCTATTGGCGGCTAAAAACGGATTATGTGCGGGAAAATTCCTTTGATCAGGAAATATACATTGAGCCGATACACAACCCATTCACCGTGTATTTTGATCCAAATAGCATCTTGCCGGATGGATCGGATGCGGAAAAGTGCCTAATTACGCAAGTTGTTAGCAAAGAAATATTCCGAAAGATGTATCCCGGCGCGGATGATGGCGCGGGATTTACACAACGCGGCACCGGCGATAGCAATGCGGAATGGGTGATGCGGGAAGATATCCGGATTGCGGAATATTGGTATACGGAAAGAAAGGCGGATAAGCTATGCTTATTAAGCAATGGCGAAAAGGCTTTCCGATCCGATTTGCCCGATCAAACGGAAATGTTTGCCCGTGGTTTGTTGGTGGTTGATGAAAGGCCATCATTCAAAAAAGAGGTGAAACAGATCATTTGCACTGGCATGGAGGTGCTAGAGGAGGGCAAATGGGCAAGCAAATACATTCCAATTGTGCCGGTGTATGGTGAGGAATTCATTGTTGAAAACAAGCGCAAAAAATATGGCTTGGTGCGAATGGCCAAAGACCCACAAAGGATGTATAACTTTTGGAAAACCGCGCTAACCGAATCCGTTGCCCTAGCGCCAAAGGCCAAGTGGTTAATTGCCGAGGGACAGGATGAGGGCCACGAGAATGAATGGGCACAGGCAAACATTAAATCGATGCCGGTGTTGCGATACAAGCAAAAGGATATCGAGGGCGTGCCCGCGCCGGTGCCAACACGGATTCAACCGGAGGCACCGCCCGCGGGAATTATGGCCGCCGCGGATGGAATTAATAGCGATATGCAAGCGGTTTTGGGCATCTTTGATCCAAACCAAATGCCAAGCGGAAACATTAGTGGCAAGGCCCTAAATGGCCAACAACAACAAATTGATCTATCTAATTACCATTATTACGATAATCTAACACGATCCATTAAGCACACGGCCCGAATTATTCTTGATCTAATCCCCAAAATCTACGATAACGCGCGTGTGATGCGGATTATTGGCGATGATGGAAAGCCGGATTTGGTTGAAATCAATAAGCGTGGCCAAGACGAACAAGGCGTTGAAAAGATATTAAACGATGTTACCGTTGGCGAATACGATGTGGTGATGGATACCGGCCCCGGCTACAACAGTAAACGGATTGAGGCGGTTGAATCGATGATGCCTTTGTTAAGTGCCGATCCCAATTTGATGAATGTTGCCGGTGATTTAATCTTTAGAAACATGGATTTCCCCGGTGCGGATGTCATCGCGGATCGTTTGGCCGCTAGCAACCCATTGGCGCAAATTGATGATAAATCACCCGTGCCGCCACAAGTGCAAATGCAATTGGCCCAATCCAAACAAACTATTCAACAATTGCAACAACAATTACAAGCAATGCAATTGATGATTAAGAATCGTGCGGATGTGGAACAGATGAAACAAGATGCGGAAACCAAGCGCACATTGATCAAAGAAACCAACCGCGCCCATGATATCGAATTGCGTGATCAGGAAAGACACATGGATATGGTCTTAAAGACCCATACGCAAGCACAAGATACGGTGGCCAAGACACAAACGCAATTAGAGGTGGAACAAATCAAAGCCCAATTGGCCATTTATTTGGCGCATTTGGATCGGATTAGCAAAAAAGAGGCTAAGTCCGAGGCAATAGAAAGGGCCATTTAATGCCAACCGTAACTAGCCAAAATAAAACGGAATTTGATGAAAATGAATTAAGGAAAAGAAAAATATTGCATCCTATTGAAAGCAAAGTTAACTTACATGATCGTGAAATACCGGTCACTATGCACCCAATAGAAAAAAAACAAGGCAATGAAATAACCCATGTTGATCCTGAAAAATTTGATGAAGCATTTAAAGGCACAGATTGGCAATATATTGGTAAAAATGGCGAAAACGGCATAAAAACTAGATATAAAGATTTTGGTGAATTTTCAAAAAAAGCACCATCTATTCACGCAAGCCAAGCATCAGTTTATGACAATGGATCAGTAGTCTTTGGCGATGGAAGACATCGTTATGCGTATATGCGGGATCAAGGATTAAAAAAAATTCCAATGTCAATGGATAAAGAATCGATTGAAAATGCAAAAAAACATGGATATTTGACAAAGTAATCAATTCGTGTAACATTTACACAAACCTTACCCGTGGGGTTGCACGGGGTTAATTCTTAGGGAAACCTATGTCGGAAAAAGAAGCGGGCCAAGTGCTCACAAGCGAGAATGCGGCGGAATTTTATGCAAATCGTTTAGGTTTAGCCGATCAAACGGATGATGTGGCGGTAGATACCGAGCCATCAACGGAGGTGGTTGAGAATGAACCCGAGGTGCAAGAGGAAGCCAAACCCGTAGAGGAAAAGCGGGCGAATCCAAAGTTAGAAAAAAGATTTTCCGAATTGACGAAACAACGCGAGGCGGCAAAGGCGGAGGCGGAAGCGGAACGCCAACAAAGGCAAGCGTTGGAGGATAGGTTAAGGGCACTTGAGCAAGTGGCGGCACCACAAAGGCCGAGCGTTGATCAGGAACCGCAACCGGGGCAATTTCAAGATGCGTTTGAATATGCAAAGGCTTTGGCCCAATATTCAACCGAAAAGGC